CAACGATCTTTGCAGATACGGCAGCCTCGAACAATGTCGATGCCTTTGCTTTGAAATCTTCTGTCAAGTTTGCTTCAGCTGAGATGAGAATGTCAAGATCCTCAGATGTTGCCTTAGGTTTTGTCTTAGCAGCTTTATCAACTGATTTGACAGAATCGACTTCATCTGCTGTCTTAACGGACGCAGCTTTGCCAGTACCCTTTGGAGTAGCAGCAGATTTTGGCTCTGACTTCGTAATGCTATCAGCAGTTTTTGCTGCTTCTGCTTCGCCGTCTTTAACGACAACAGCATCAGTAGCATTACCACTAGCAGTAGGTGTAGGAGCAGCTTCTTCCATTTCATCTTCATCTTCTTCTTCAGACTCTTCGTCTTCATCTTCAGATTCAGTTTTCTTTTTATAGCCTTCTTCCATTTCATCTTCTTCGTCTTCTTTTTCATCTTCTTCCTCTTCGGAATCTGATTCTTTTTTAGACGCTTTAGATTCTCCTAGAAGAACGCTTTTAATTGCATCAGAATAGCTTTGTTGTTCAGTAACTTCTTCGGCAGATGTATCCTGCACAAGCTCCTGATCTTCAAGCAAAGCTTCTTCAGTGATGTCTTCAATAATATCTTCTGACATATATTTACTTTCTTTTTTAGATTAGAGATTGGAGAGGAAATCTTGCCAAATATTTTCTTGTGCCTCAGCGAGGCGACTCGAAGATGCTTTTCTGATCTCTGTCTCATAACTTTCAATTTGCTGAGGTTTTAGAAGACCATTATCCCAAACCCATTCTACACCTTCCATAATACCTTCAACGAAGGCAGATGGTGCAGAGGGATCTTGAACAATATCAATCGTATTAAGAATAAAATCATTCTTAACATATGACTTATTTTCTCTTCTCTCAACAGTACCCATACCACGACTTGAAACACCTAACTTACACCCGCCTTCGACGAGACCTTTCACGATTTTACCCATTGGCGTGTCTAGTATCAGTGCCTTTCCAACAACATCATTACCGTTCCAATTAAGTTCGGTGATGCGATGTGAAACTTTATCAAGGTTAATCTGTGGACCTTCAGGGTGATTTAACTCACCAACTGCTCGTCCAGTACTAACCTGCTCCTTTACATATTTGGCGCATGCCTCAGTTAATACGTTTTTAGGATAAATTCTATTATTGCGGTTTTCCTTTTCCGCTTGCATGAATACACCTTCGATATAGACTTTCTTTTCGCCCTTATCGTTTGCTTCTGTGATGTATTCGACTTGATCTAAATGCTCTGTAATTAATTTCATATTACGATCTTGATTGTTCGATTTGTTGACCTAATTGAAAGAGATGAAAATCAGCTGTTCCCTTTTTGTAGGTGTTCTTCTTCTTAGGATTATCTTCTCCGTCTTGATATACCTTATTGCGAACAAGAGCTTTAGTTAAAGTACCGCTGTCGTATATCTTACCAAGCAAATCATCGACATCGCTATCTGAGATTTTAGTTGCTCCACCTTTTAAAAAGTCTTTTGCACTAAGTGCTTCATCGAGTTCAACCGCTTCACTTACTCCTTGAGAATTAAATACTGTTGATGTAAGATTGACCTTACGGATATCGTACGCTTGTTGAATCTTTTCGCCCATAGCATTATGAAATGCTTGCTGTACGCCTTCTGCATTGTTAGTAACAAGTGCGTTAAAGAGTTTTTCTGTTTGTTCCATATAGTGTATATTTATAATAGTTTGCGCTTCGACAAGGGATATATTTTAAAAGCCGGATTCAGCTTCTCCTTCGTCTTCTTCTGGGGTTTCTTCTGCAATTTCAGCATCGATTCTTTCGATATCTTCATCAGATTGCTTAAGAATGTTATTACGAATCCATTTAGTAGAATAGTATTTGCCGACATTCTCACCCAATAGGTCGAGCATCTCGATTCTAGCTGTAAGAATTTCAGATTCTTTCAATTCAGCGAAGTAGTTATCTTCGATAAAGCTAACAGCCATATCGCTCGCGAGGTCTTCCCATTCATCTTTTCCAATAATTCCCTTCAAGATCAACTGAACCTTCAGCGCTTCAAGCAATATAGAAGAGAACTTCTTACGAATACGATCAACGAACTTCTGAAACTTTACTTCATCGCGAGTGATCTCAGAAGATCTACCAAGACTGAATGATGTTTCAGAATCTAATCGAGAAATTGGAACGTTGAGAGTCTTATATAACTTCCGTTGAAAGAAAACAATATCATCAATCTGTCCTAGGTTTTCTCCACCTGGAAGAGTAGTGATTTCAGTTCCTCTTCCGCCTTCACGGCGAGGTAACCAAAAATCTTCAAGCATCGACATGTGTCGACGATCATCTTTAATATCTCCTGTAGCTGCATCGTATACAAGCTTATTACGATACTTACTCATAATGCTTTGTACATATTCTTCAGCTTTACCCTTTGGCAAATTACCAACATCGATATAAAAGATACGTCTCTCAGGAGCACGAGCTACACGATACATGACCAACGAATCTTCCATCATTCGAAGTTGATTCACCGGCTTTAGAGCCTTATGTAGATAAGAAACTACTCGCTGTTGTGTTGCATCTAAAAGACCTGACGTTACATTAATGACTGCATCCTTCGCAATCTTTACTCCAGATATCTCTTTTCCACCAGCTTGAGATTGCGCATTCAATGTAGCTCCAGTGTGCGAATACTGTTCTGAGTAGATATAGTACTCATTTACAACCTTCTGTATAGTAGCATTCGTCTTAGTATCTGTTTCAGTCTGTATTTCCTTTACCTTCTTCATAAAGGTAGATTCAATAGGACGTATTTCTAAAATTCCTCTTTTTGGGCTATTTTCGTCGATGATGATATGAAAATATATTCTTCCATCGATATACCATTGCCGAAACATCTGTTCAGCATTCTTATTAAATTTATAAAGCGATAGTACGTTGTCGAATTCCTCGACAATCTTCTTTTTAATACTATCTGGTTGGTCGAGCTCGGTTAAATCGATCTCGCATGGGCTTCCGCTCGTTCTCGATGCAATCGCTGCATCAACAATATCGCTCACAGCTGAGTCACACTCAGGTTGCCGCGCTGCTTCTCTGTACTTAATGATCAAATCCTGATCATTGGCCGAAGCTGAACCATCTAAATCAACATATTGCCCATAATATCCACCAGCTGCAACTGTAGAAGAAACACCGTCTTCTTCAGGTTTCGGCGCAAAGGACTTAATGTCTTTCTCTGCATCTCTCTTTGATGAGAGTCTCTTTGTAATTTGATATCCAAATAATTCCATAATGTTATTTATACATTAAATCCCGCTCAGGGATTGGACCTGAGCGGGAAGTATGTAATGTCTATAAGACTTAGTTCGCTACCTTTGTCTGCCAATATTGAAAGGCAAACTCAACAGTGAACTCTTCGATCGCATTATTTGTGTCGTACGCGAGGTCAATTGCACTGATGTTTACTGGGAAAGCACCGCGGATATCATACTCCTTAGTTGTTTTTCCTTGACGATCAAGTTGTTGTACAATCAGGTCAGCTTGATAATTCCGAGGATTTTTCTCCCCAGAATTTTCTTTAACGTCGTTAATGATATTCATCCATCTTTCGAATGAATTTCTAACATCTTGCTTATCTTCATTGTATGCTGTAATAGTCCAGTTTTCGAAGGTACGGTCACCCGCAACTTTTAATACACGACCGCGAAAAGGCACGTCGATTGCTTCTACTACTGAACCGGGTAGTACAGCGCCCTTACATGTGAACGACAGTAGTTCGGTATTAAGACCGGCTCCTACTGGCGGATTGTTAATGATAACCTTAAAGAGATTGGCGCGTGCGCCGCCTCCGATAAGCTTAGCTTTGAAATCATCTACTGATAATGTTGCCATAATTTTTTTCCTTTATTTTAAGTTTTTAATGTTAATTATTTACCAACGATTTCAGAGAAATCAACTCCTGTGCGTGTAGCAATGAAGTTAAGTGTGATGAAGTTAATCGAACGAGCTGGTTTGATATAGATGTCAGCAACAAAACGGTTAGTGTCAATCACTTCACCTGTATTATTAGTTTCATCGCATACAACCAAGAAGTCAGTAATACCACGGCGACCTTTAACATCCCGAAGGAAAGGCTCTGTCATATTTCTGAACATCGCACGAGTGAATTCATCATTCAGTTCGAACAGTTGATATTTTGCTGCAGTTGCAATTGCTTTTTCGAGAACGATAAACAATCTACGTACATTGATACGATCGAACGCACTTGGCTTAGCCTGTACAGTCTTATCACCGAAGAGAACGATGCCGTTACCAGGGAAGTTTGCGATTGGATTAACACCCTTCTTATAAAGAGTATCACGTTGCGACTTATTTGGATTAAACCCAAGTTTAGTAACGCCTCTAAGACCACCACGATTCAATCCAGCTGGAGAGAACCAAGGTTCTGCAAGATCATCAGTCTTGGCACAGAGACCGGCCATATGACCAGAAGCTGGGATCCAAGAATAAGTATCAGCATACTTATTGTATACATACAACGCAGTTGAGTCGTATACAGCATAAGAACCATCAGTATCTCGTGTGAGGTTGTCGATTTGACCTGTAACGCCGTCAAGTCGATTTTGAGCGGTACCTTGTGTAGAAGCAGCTATTGTAGGAGATACAAATGCTACGCAATCTTTACGATCAACAGCAATCTCTTGAACTCTATTGCCAATTAGTAAAGTATCAGAAGTATCAGCCATCGAGAACAGAAGATTTACATCTACCGTTTCAACATCGCGGAAAAGCTCTAGACCATTTTGGACGTCAGACGCATCAAGAACTCCGTCCCAATCTGCACCATCTTGGAAGATGTATGTAGCAGGAGCAGAAGCTTGTGATGGACGAGCAACATAGAACCAATTTGATCTAGCATTAATAACATCTGCGAAGTAGTTATTTGTACCGTCGTCAAGTTTAGCACCAGGTGTTATACTCATGTCAGACCATGCTTCAACTTCCTCGTCGTCGAGTGTGATAACAATATGAATATTGCTTCCTAGAGGAGCTGAGTCGAATGAAGAGGCAGCTCCATCACCATTACCGAATGTGCTAGCATTAATAACAGTTACTTGTAATGAATTACCAACTTCTCCAGCATATCTAGCAAAAAACAGACCAGGAAGATCTGTTTCTAGTTCGAAGGCTTCAGCATTCGGAATGAACGTTGCTTCATTAGCAAAATCCTCAGCCTCATCGATGTTTAATAGTCCACCTTGATCGATATCGGTGCCATTGACACTAACAGTGATAGTTGGGATATCGTAATTTTGACCTTCCTCTACATTAATTTGACTAACAGAATAACTTATGGTGAAGCTACCAACTACGAAGCCACCGTCGTTTGTGGCTGTCAGCGTTGTGGCACCAAATGTAGACTCGGGAATGAAATTACCCAATGTGATACTATTACCATTCACTGTATCATAAGTAACAACAAATGGTTGGCTATCCACACTAGAAACTAGGTTGAGAACATCACCATTTGCAACTGCATTATTTGCAGTTATATCATCTACGTATGTCACATCGACTGTTAATTCATTAACAGTAAATGTTGTAACTGCATCTTCTAACAATATATTGCTAGGAGCTGTACCTGTGATAGTAAGCACATCGCTGAGCGCGTCAAAACTAAGGGTTTGACCGCTAATAGTAGCAGTATAAGAACCATCAGCCAAACCCGAATTCCCCGAGGCTAGTGCGATCGCAGATACTGTTTTATTAAAAGTTTGTGCTGCTGCGGCAAAAGCTGTTGCGGCGAAAGGACTATAGCTCGGCGTAAGCTCTGCCCCAGTACCAGTACCGTCATCGGCTTGAGACACTGCTAGTATAACCGCAGCACTTAGATCCTCGAATTCTTCTGGAGCCTCATCAAATGTGATTGACTGAATGCCTCCGGTTGGTGTCTCAAAAGATCCTGCATATGCATTTTTTAGTGCAGCATTACTTGCGCGGACTACTTTAAGAGCTGAACCATACTTTAAGAATGATGCAGCAGTTAAAAACGATTGTGTGTGAGCAGCGTCCGGTGTACCGAATATACCTGCAAGTTCTTTTTCAGAACTTACGAGATTAATTTCGTTTACTGGACCCCAGCGAAAATATCCGGAATATCCACCAATAGAGGTAGATACTGCAGGTATTACATTTGTCAAGTCGATTTCTTTTACTTCGACTCCTGGTGATACTTGAAAACCCATGTTGTTATTCCTTTCAGTTGTTTATAGTTGTATAATAAGAATCATAATAAGATGTATTTCAATTCGATTAGATTTCTATTTATAACATTGAATGTTTAGAGATTGTTCCATTCATTTACTGCGTTTATCATATCTTCATATACGAGTGTAGTATTCGTAGTAGGTCTATCATTGATTATACCGAATGGCATTACATCGTCTTCCATTTCTCTTACTCGATCTTGATATAGCATCGACTTTAAATCAGTATCACTCATGTCACCGAATGCATCAGAAGATACAAACCATGCAAACATAACCAAATTCATAACTAAGTCATCATGATTTCCAGTAGAAGCGGAATAACTTCCACCCTTTACTTCGAACGTTGATAGCTCACTAATAGTATCGGCATCTACGATATGAAGTTTATTCAATTCAACAATATCTTTTAGGTTCGAACACCCGATCCTCTTTACTCTCTTTGTCATCATTACGCCAATACCGTTTGACTTCACTGATGACGAAACAAACATGTTCTCGTATTCATAATCATAATACACATGATTGCATACAACTTGACCAGCATCGTTATTCTCAATTACGACCATCGCTTCATTATAGAGAGTAGCTACTTTAACAATTATATCAGGAAATAACATAGGAGACACTAGATTATTTCTATATGTGCATACCTGCGCGAAGCCAAGATCATCGATACGTATAACATTAAACGTTGAATAGTCTTGTCCTCTTCCCTTCGAAACGTCAACTGTCATTATATATCGAACACCTTCTTTAGGCTTCTCATAGTATGATACATCATTTCGAAATTCAACTGGTGTAGCAGCCTTCAAACTGAGAAGTGTATTAGAAGATACTAAAGTGTTTGATGTACCGTGAAAGGAGTTACCAAACTCTTGTTCAAATTGGCGTTCTGAAGTATTTGATATCGTTTGTCTTTTCCATTCTTCATCTCGACCAGGAACATCCCACCAATCTACGCGAAATGCTTTAAACTCATTTGTATTCTGTACAGCACCTTCATATAGACGATGAAAAACATTACCGACGCCGTTTGCGGTTGAAGTAATAATCACCTTTGTCTCTTTACCTGCAGAAACAACAGGGTATGTCGATGTGTAAAACTGTGCAGCATTCTCAACGAAAGCAAACTCGTCAAGGAAAAGAAGGTTCACTGATAGACCACGAATAGAACTACCAGAAGTCGCCGCTGCAACAATCTTAGTGTTATTTCCAAATGTGATATTCCCTTTATTAAGTGCCTTACATCCAGGTTGTAAAAAGAATGGGAGATTCTCAAGCGCTAGCGTGACACGTGATAGCATCTCTCTCGCTGTTGCACCTTTATTCGCAAGGATTGCAATTGTCTTTTCAGGATGAAAGACTGCATACCATAGAATGTAAATAACCGTGCTAATACTTTTACCAGACTG